GAGGTATTTTCTGACATGCAAAAGCCAGGAACTATTAAAGACGGCATAGTGACAGATCCAATTATTATTCCAGGACTAGATACATATATGCTTAATAATCCAGAACTTACAATTGACGAGGCTGCAGATTTATTAAAAGAATTATTACAGTCTCAATCTTATTCTTTAAATGCAATTAAGTCTAGTTTTATAGTAAAGGGTAAAGGAGTTATTGTTACTAAAAAAACAAAGTACAAAACTATTAAACTAACACCTAACTTAAAAGATTTTAAAAAAATATCAAAAACTAAAAACATTTGTAAAATTAAAAATAATTCAGTATTGATTTTAAAATCTGGAACTTGTAAAATAGATATATACAAAGATGGCAAAAAAGAAAGAGTAAATACTAAGGTGAAAAAATAATGGCACAAAAGAAAACATCTGATAAAAATACCAACAGATCAAACGGCAAGGCTGTAAAGCAAAATCCTAAAGAACCTAATGTTGGTGCTACAGGTAAAAGTCGTGGTGGTTACAATTTAATTAAAAGACCAGACAAGGCTGCTGCGTGGGATGCAATTAAAAAACGTACTGCTCGTAAGGCTCGTAGAAAAGCGGCTAACCTAGCCTATAAGCACGGAGTAAGAACAGGACAACTTAAAAGGTCTACAGCAAGTGCAGATTCGTAAGCATAAGGATTATCGTGTCAATGAACTTGCAGAATTAATAGAGCATTTGCAAGACGTAAAGTATCACATAAAGCCTTTTGAAATGGCAGAGGCTATTGTGACCTTTATGGATGATTTGCGGGGTAAAGAATATGCTAGAAAGATACAAGACTATGTAAAATCTGATTTTAAGTTTCAATCAAAGGATAAGGTATAATATTACTATGTACGAATACCATGTAAAGAAAGTTTATAAAGTAGTAGATGGAGACACCATCGATGTTGATATTGATTTGGGCTTTAATGTTTCTTATTTCCAACGTGTCCGTCTTGCAGGTATTGATACACCAGAATCTCGCACAACAGATCTACGTGAAAAAGAATTAGGTTTACAATCAAAAGAATGGCTAAAGAAAAAACTTGAAGGTGCAGAAAACATTATTATTAAAACACAAAAGCCAGACTCCACAGAAAAATATGGTCGCATTCTTGGAGATCTACACATTAAAGGTTTTGAAAAATCTTTAAATCAAATGATGATTGACGAAGGATATGCTTGGGGTTATATGGGAGACACCAAGGTTAAAGATTTTCCAGCGTTACTAGCAAAAAGAAATAAACAATAGTGAGTAACTTAATAGACATTAAAGTAATTGGCTGTGGTGGTGGCGGAGTAAACGCTATCAATAGAATGATAGACATTGGATTGACTGGCGTTGAATTTATTGCATTAAATACAGATGCACAAGCACTATTAACAAGTCCATCAGATATTAAATTAGACATTGGTCGTCATGTTACTAAAGGATTAGGTGCAGGTGCAGATCCAGAACAAGGAAGACTCGCTGCAGAAGAAAATTATGAAGATATAAAAGACTTAGTAGCAGGATCTGATTTAGTATTTTTAACTGCTGGAATGGGTGGAGGAACAGGTACAGGAAGCATTCCAGTTGTTTCTAGAGCATCGAAAGAAGCAGAAGCGTTAACTATTGGTATTGTTACAACACCTTTTACTTTTGAAGGTAAAAATAGAATGAGAAATGCATTGGCGGGTATAGAAAAATTAAAACCAAATGTAGATACAATTATTACAATACCTAATGATAATTTATTGTCAATGTTAGATCCAAGAGTTTCTATGTTAGATGCTTTTGCAGAAGTTGATACGGTTCTATTAAAAGGTATTGCTGCTATAACTGATTTAATTACTACTCCTGGATTTATTAACGTAGACTTTGCAGACGTAAAACGTATTATGAAAAATGCTGGAACAGCCTTTATGGGATTAGGTTCTGGATCAGGTAAAGATCGTGCAGATATTGCAGCAAAATTTGCAACATCAAGTCCTATATTAGATATTGACTTAAGAGGTGCAAAAGGAGTACTGCTTTCAATAGCATCATCATCTAATATTACTATGCAAGAAGTAAATACAATTGCATCAGTTGTGTCAGGTCAAGCACACGAAGATGCAGATATTATTTTTGGAACAGTTTTAAATGAAAACTTAGGTGATGAAATTAGAGTTACTGTTATAGCAACAGGATTTGATCATGAGTGATATCCAATGGACATTTGGAATAATAACGGTATATGAAGATAAAGAAAGACTTTTAGATATCATAGATAGCATTAGAAGAATGAATATTCCAGAGTATGAAATTCTTTTTGTTGGCGGTGGAGATAGTTCTGGTATCGAAGGAAATGATATTCGTAAAATAGATTTTGATGAAAATGAAAAACCTTTATGGATAACTAAAAAGAAAAATATTCTTGTTCAAAATGCAAAATATGACAACGTTGTAGTTATGCATGATTATAATAAGTTTGATGTAGATTGGTATACAAGTTTTAAAGAGTTTGGAACAGAGTGGGATATTTGTTCTTGTCCACAGTTTTTAATTACAGGCATGCGTAATCCTATGGATTGGTCATTATGGGACAAGCCAGGTTATGGAAGAGCGTGGTCACTAGACTATAGAGATTGGTCTCAAACTCAATATATGTATATTTCTGGTGGTTTTTTTATAGTCAAGAAGCACGTCATGATAGAAGAGCCATTAAACGAAGAACTTCTTTGGAATCAAGAGGAAGATGTTGAGTGGTCAATGAGAGTTAGAAATAAGTATGTAATGAAATGCAATGGAGGTGCTATTGTTAGACATAACAAGTGGCACAGACATGCGGGACCGAAGCCAGCCAATGTACGATAATAAATTAGTTATATTCGATCTTGATGGAGTTTTAATTGACTCTAGAGATGTTCACTATGATGCATTGAATAGTGCTTTAATAAAAATTAATCCTAAATTTGTTGTTACCAGAGAAGAACATTTATCAAAATATGACGGCCTTGGAACTACTATGAAATTAAAAATGTTAACAGAATTAAAAGGGCTACCAGTAGAATATCACGATCAGGTATGGAAAGAAAAACAAAGACAAACTATAGATATATTACAAAAACTTTCAGAGAATAAAACAGCAATATCTATAATAAAACAGTTAAAGAAAGATGGATGGAAAATTGCGGTAGCAAGTAATTCTATTAGAGAAACTATCATAACAGCATTAAATGCTATTGGAGTATTAGGATATATTGAATATATAGTTAGCAATGAAGATGTAAAACATCATAAACCATACCCTGAAATGTATTGGAAATGCATGACAGCATTGAATGCCTTGCCTCAAAATACAATAATTGTAGAAGACTCACACATTGGTAGACAGGGTGCTATAGCCTCTGGAGGGCACCTATACGGCATTAAGGATGCAGATGACTTAGATAAGGATAAGTTCTTTGGTATGATAGATAGATTCCAATTGAAGGGAAAAAAAGAAGTGCCTTGGAAAAATGAAAAGATGAATGTCTTGATACCCATGGCTGGTGCTGGATCTAGATTTGCACAAGCAGGATATACTTTCCCCAAGCCATTGATTGAAGTTAATGGTAAGCCAATGATTCAAGTTGTAGTAGACAATTTAAATATAGATGCTCACTATGTGTTTATAGTTCAAGAAGAACATTTTCATAAATATAATTTAAAGCAAGTATTAAACTTAATAAAACCAGGATGCGACATTGTAACAATCAATGGCATAACAGAGGGTGCTGCAGTAACAACTTTACTAGCAAAACAATATATAGATAGTAACGAGCCTTTGTTAATTGCAAACTCTGATCAGATTGTAGAGTGGAATAGTAATGAGTGTCTTTATGCTTTTGATGCAGATGAAATAGATGGCGGCATCTTAACATTTAAGGCCACACATCCTAAATGGTCTTATGCAAAGATTGGTGATAATGGCTTTGTGTCAGAGGTAGCAGAAAAGAATCCTATATCAGATAACGCAACAGTTGGTATATATTATTGGAAGCATGGATCAGATTATGTAAAGTATGCTGAAGATATGATACAAAAAGATATAAGAACTAATAATGAATTTTACGTTTGTCCTGTTTTCAATCAAGCAATTGAAGATGGTAAAAAGATAAGGGTAAAAGAAATAGAAAAGATGTGGGGTATTGGAACACCCGAAGATTTAAACTACTACTTGGAGAACAACAAATGAATAGAAACAAACAAGACTATCTAAATATGCAAAACAAATATTATGATCAATATGCTGCTGTATGGAGTTTGCAATTTAAAGACCCAGTTGTTGGATCATACGATGCTCACAATGATTGGGAAGATTACGACACATATCTTTTTAAAGATTTTGATACAACTGACATGGTTGCCCTTGACTACGGATGTGGTCCAGGTAGAAACTTAGTTAAATTTAACGATAGATTTAAAAGGATTGATGGGGTAGACATATCTAACATCAATCTAGAAAAGTCAAAGGTAAATTTAGAATATAACAACATTCCTATTCCCAATCTATATCATACATCTGGAGATAATCTATCAATGATTGAAGACAATGTATATGATGTTATGTTTGCAGTTATTTGCTTTCAACATATTTGTGTTCATGAAATTAGATTTAATATATTAAAAGAAGCATACAGAGTGCTAAAACCAGGTGGAAAACTTTGTTTCCAAATGGGATATGGTGGTAAAGAAGGAATTCCTACCGCAAAATATTATGACAATATTTATGAAGCAGCAAGTACAAATGGTCATGCAGATGTAAGCATTACTGACGAAGAAGAGTTAAAAGATGATTTGATTAATAAGATAGGCTTTAAAAATTATAAATCTGATATTAGACCAACTGGTCCTGGAGACAACCATCGTCAATGGATTTGGGTTCAGACTGAAAAATGAAATACATATCCCATCGTGGCAATTTAAATGGTCCAGTATCAAGAGATGAAAATAACCCCTTCTACATTGATGCAGCCATTTTTGCGGGGTATGAAGTAGAAATAGATTTAAGAACCTTTCTTGGACAATTATACTTAGGTCATGATGACCCAGATCATTTTGTAGATTTACAATGGTTAAAAGAAAGAAAAGATAAACTTTGGATTCATTGCAAAGACTATAGATCTTTAGAAACTTGTATAGAAAATGATTTACATTGTTTCTTTCATAATATGGACGACTATACTATGACAAGCAAAGGATTTGTTTGGGGATACCCTGGCACTCCAAAAGTTTCTGATTGTTCTATTCTTGTGTTGCCAGAAAAAAATCAGGGTACAAAGTATATTAAAGATCTAGGATACTTTGGTATATGTTCAGACTATATACAAGAAATAAAGGATAATTATGTTGAAGCCAATTGATTATGAAAAACATTTTGTTATAGGAACACCCTTAGTTGCTTGGAAGTGTGATAGAAGCGAACATATGACGTGGATTGAAGATAGGATTAATATAATTCAAAAGTTTCCTAACGCTAAATGGTTTGCAGCATTTGAATTAGATGAAAGAGGATTAGAGCCATTTAACTCTGTTATTGCAGCATTAAAAGAAGTTAATGGAGACTACTGGACATATACTATTAACGATATGCAACCTAAAGTAACATCGTATAATAGATGGATAAGAATTGAAACTGGTCGTAATCTTATTAGAGAGTTTGCTCAGAGGGCCAGAATAACTGCTGGTCATCATTGGGGAGAAGATTGTACAGAATTAAATCAAGGGGTAATAAATTATCAAGCAGTTTTATATGTAGATTCTGATACAACATTAAATGCCACTATAGTTGAAAAATTATTAGAGGTTGATAGGCCATTAGTTGGTGTTAACGTACCTGATTATGGACTATCTGGTAAGGTAATTAGTCAAGATCCACCAATACAAGAACACTGGACAACTGCAGGAATGTTGTTGGTAAATTCTCCAGCATTTTATGATTTACCTTGGTATCATAATGCTTATCTTAACTTAAGCGATGACCCAACGTTTCAGTCGTTAGCAGAAAGACTTCCACAAAGAGATGCACAGAATAATCTATCAGAACCCTTTGGCATGACCTGGGTTAGAAAAGATATCCACGCAGCACACAAAGGTCAATTGATACCAGTAGAGGCTAGACAAATCAAAGATAGACTGGTATAATATTATAGTTACCCTGCCAAAAGGGGGGTATCAAATAACTCGCTGAAAAGGAGGAAAACATGGTAAGTTCACTAATGCGACAAATGCAATTGGAACCATTCTTTTTAGGTTTTGATGATGCATTTAATCAGTTGATGGGATTAAAAAATGACCTCAACAAACATATCTCAAATTATCCACCTTACAACATCAAAAAAATTGACGATAACGAATTTGAATTAGAATTCGCTGTTGCTGGTTTTGATAAAAAAGATGTTAAGGTTGTAATGGATATGGGCAAACTCCGTGTTTCTGGAACAATTGGAGAAAGAGAAGATGGTAAAGAATTCCTGCATAAAGGAATTGCTACACGATCATTCTCATCTACATTTGCTCTAGGAGAACACGTTGAAGTTGAATCAGCCGAGGTAGAAAACGGACTACTTAAAGTACGTCTAAAAAAATATCTACCAAAGCATTTACAACCTAAAGAAATTGTAGTAAAATAGAAGTATTCCTTTAGTAGGGGAATATAAAGGGTGGGGTTGACAACAGCCCCACCTTTCTGCTATTATAGATATCTCAAAAGATTGGATGTATATGGCACTTCATAATCATTTATTAGTAAACGGCTACTCACTGTTACCACCAACAGAAGAAAAAGCAACAATTGCTTGGATGGCACAGTTAGTACAAGATATAGATATGAAAGTTATTCAAGGTCCTTTTGCCTCTTATGTTAGCAAAGAAGGCAATCGTGGTCTAACAGCAATTGTTATGATCGAAACTTCTCACATTGCAATGCATGTTTGGGACGAAGAAGATCCTGCTTTTGTTCAGTTTGATTTGTATACTTGCTCAACATTACCAGTTGATAGAGTATTAAAAAATCTAGAAGATACATTTGGTTTACATAACTATCAAAGCATGGTCTTAGAAAGAAGCAAAGGATTTAAGGTCATTGATAGAGATAATTGGAATGTAGTCGCGTAATGGAAAACGATTACACATCACCCAATTGGTCTAATCTAGAACAATATAAAACATTAGTAGAGTCAGAGTTAAAAGCCAAGATGGATTACTTTGATTGGCGTGATTTAGGAATTGCTAATGGTTGGATATCAGAACCATTTTGTGATACTCACGATTCTGGATACATGACAGATGAAGAAGAGCAAGCATGGGAAAATGGTGAAGATCCATGCATGATGGTCTTTAGAATCTATGAAGATAAAATAGAAACAGACTCGTATCAACAAACTATTTTTGATGAATAGTTAGGCTGCCTGAATAGCACAGTGGTAGTGCATCCGCCTTGTAAGCGGAAGGTCGTCAGTTCAAACCTGACTTCAGGCTCTGGAGGGAATATGAAAAATTATATACTGCTAGACTTTTGGGCAGACTGGTGTAGTCCTTGTAAACTAATGAACCCAGTCTTAGATCAAATTGAGAAAGAATATCCTAATATAAACATTGTTAAAATAAATGTAGA